TCAGGCCAGGCCGTCGCCGAGGTCCAGTTTGCCCTGGTCACGTTCGAACTTCCGATCCTGAATACGCTTTAACAGCTTATATATAGAGCTGGGCGTCAGTCCGTACTTCCGGGCCAGGGCGTGATGGTTTCGTCCGTTGAACTCGGAGAGTATCTGGAGATCACGCTTGGTAACCTGGTGGCGATAGTCGGAGGGGATGTACAGCGTGGCGCCACGCCACTGGTTCGCCAGATGGTCAGCTACCGCGTGGCCGGCCTGTTCAGCCAGGCCAGCGTCAATACCATGTTCAGACAGTACTGTTGCTGTATGTGCCGCAATGTCGTCCAGCAGCTCATGGCGAGTTTCCGCCAGAATCGAACTCTGCTTCATGCTCCCCCCTTCAGCGCCGCGATCTGGCGCTCTCCATCCTCTTTAGTAATCAACCCCAACACGATATCGGACTGAATTCGACCGACTTGGTCTTGGAGCAATTGCTGGGTGCTGGGTCCACCGGCCTGCGGCCGCTTTGAGGAAGCGGCCAGAGCCTGCGCTGGATCACTGGCCAGGCCCCACACCACCGCGCGCAGGTAGTTGTGGTTCTCAAGCGGCAGTTGCAGGCGCTCGCGGCCGGTGATCATCTGCTCGATGCCGGTGGTCCATAGACGCGGCGAAGCCGGCTTGGTGTCGTTGGAGCGGGCATCCTTTTGCACTGTGCCTGTATTGACCAGGTTGAGTAGTTCCTCCACAAGCTTTATGGCGCGCGTCATGCGTAGGCCTCGCTTGGCTGGACTGAACAGGCGTAGGTAATTGAGTATTGCGCGGCCCAGTTTCGGATCGAGGCCGGCAAACAGCGCCGCCAGCCTCTTGCCGTCGGTATCTGCGAACCCGGCCTCTACAGGAAACTGCTCGCCGCAGCAGGGGCACTGCAATTGCATTACAAGAGCCCCCGAGCAGACGCTGCTGCACGCAGTGTTTCGACCAGGCTCTTGAGAATTGGACGTCGCCGCTCCCAGCCTTTGGGCAGGTGTTCCAGATCCGCCCTCCAGTTTGGATCATGCTCGCCGAGCAGCTTGAGCAGTTCCTCCACGTTACCCAAAAGCCCGCGCTTCTCCTGCTCAACATGCAGGGCAGCCAACACTGCTTTGAGCTGTTCAGGCTTCTTCAGCCAGGCCACTTTGGCTACGCCAAACTGGCGTTTGGCGATCGCATCGGCGTAGCTCCAAGGCAGCCCCATGTTGGTGAGTTGAGCCTCGATCACCTCGACCTCCGCTGGCAGTTGCCGCCAATTGTGCGGCTTGCCGGCTGCTCGCTTGCTGGGCTGTGGTTGCCAGCCCAGGCGCTTGAACTCCGTCAGCAACTGCTCGGCCTGGCGCAGGTTGAGATCCCGCGCCGATCCCTTGCCGAACATCACCTGCAGTTTCTGCCGATAGACATCGTCCTGCAGGCCGAGCTGCTGACGAGCGATGTGGATCTTGCTGAGCAGCCCCCTAGCGAGTGCCATGGAACACCTCCATGCCATGCCGACGCCCCAGCCGGCGCAGCTCAGCATCGCTGACGCCCAATTCGCGAGCGAGCCTGGCCGTCTGCGCGGCCAGCAGCGCCTGGGCGGCGATCATCCGGCTCAACCAGACCTTCGGGTTCACGCCAGGAGCCGGCTGCAAAGCCGGCACGGGCGCTGGTGAGCGTTGGGGCTCGGTCTTTGCTTGCGCGCGCGGTGCGGCAGGCTTGGCTTTGAGCGACGAGTTCTCGGCCAGGGCACCGTTGTATACCGGCGTCCTCATGGGGTTGATGACGAAAGTGTCCGGCAGCTCGCGCATCTTGTACCCGACTTTCTCGATCTGCCCGCCGCCGGCCAAGAACTGCTGAACCAGTTCGTCCAGCTCCTGGGCCTCCTGCCGCTTTACGTCAGCATCACGCCGAGGTGGATCGCCGGCCGTTGAGTGGTAGCGCTCCATGTCATTGCTCCAGCAAGTGCTTGGAAAGGGTCTGCTGGATTTCCTTCGCGCAAGCTCTCCAAGCCTCTTCCGAGACAATGGCATTGCGCAAGGAACCCTCCGGGCTGGCCAGAACGCCGCTGCTGAACTGGTCCAGGGCCTGGAAAATCATCACTTGCATCAATGGACCTGAGCGCGAGTACTCCATCAGTTGGGTGACTACTTCGAGATTGCTAGCCACTTCACACCTCCTCTACCGGCTCGTTCGTACTGAGAGACAGCGGCAGTTCGCCAAGCCAGAGGCGAGCGACCTGCAGACCCATTCGAAACCCTATAGCCCTCGGGCCGCTCAGCACGATCGGATCGTCACCCAGGTGGATTTCCATCCCTGACGGCGCGCTCAGAACCTGGTCAATATTGCCTATGCCTCTCTGGTGCCAGGAAACGAGCAACTCGGCCACGCGCTGCAGGTCAGTGTTTGAGCAGAAGTCTTCCAGCATCTCGCGCAATTTAGCCTTGGCTTCCTCCGCATTCTCGATGGCGTGGCCGTCGTCGAATGTGCCCCCGACCAGCGACCAGGCGCTGGCGAAGACCTGGGCCTGCGACATGATGGTGTCGATGTTGATCTCTTTGGCCATCTCACACCCCCGCGATATCAAGAGGAATGGAGCGGTACTGGTCGGTGTCCCCGACCCGCTCCTGGATACGCACGTACGCCTTGGTGCTCACGACCTGGACAGCCTCGCCGATGGCCTGCATTGCACGCTGCCAACGTTCGTCATCGATCTGCAGGCGGCGCAGGGCAAGCACGCTGCCGGTACGGATGTTCCCAGCTTGGTCCACGCGGAACGCATCGTTGATCAGCGTGATGACCTCCGCGCGAGCACCTTCCGTCCATTCGTGGAGGCACTCGTCGATCAGCGCCTTGGCCGCCTGCAGGCGCTCGTCGAAGGCGATGTTGTCGGCCATGGCCCGAATGACCTTGTAGCGACCGTCGAAGCTGACCAGAGAGGCGTTGCCCTTCTTGCCTCCTACCTTCGCCTGGTACTGCTCGGCCGACAGGGTGATGAAGGCTTCGATATCGCCGAATGTTGCCAGTTTGAAATCCAGCAACGCCTTGTTCAGAGCCTTCCCCTTGGCAACGATCTCCTGCACAAGGCGGTCGCGCTCCAGGTCAATGGGCTTGATCATTTCTTCAGGTACCAGGCGCCCCTTGGCGTCCATGCGGTAGCCGGCGGGAACATGCACTGTTTGTTCAGCCATGGGAGGTTTCCTCTTCGGGATTCGGTACAACGCTCATCTCAGCCAGGGAGACGAACGCATTCAGGATGTGTCCGCAGTTGCTGCAGGTGATCACCAGCTCGATCAGGCTCGGGTCATGAGCTGCAGAGCCTGCGGTGATTTCGGGGTACGGAGTGCTGCACGCGGGGCAGTCGATTTCCAGAACATCAGCCATGGGGACGTCCCTCCAGCTCGGTATCAATCTGCAGGTCGAGCGCGTCACCCTGTGCGAGGAG